GCGGTCTTCTTTCACCACCAAACGACTCGAAAAAGCATGACTAGGACTCCAGAGGACTCAAAGCGACCGCCGCTGGTCGTAGTAGGCTCAAATCGGCTGCAACAGGTTGAAGAGAGAACTACAGAGACGCTCTATGGCATTCCGACGCCTAGAATCCACTCAAAGCTGCTCGATTTACCTACTCGCGGTCAAGAAGTCATCGATTTTGCAGATTCCATCGGGATCAAGATGCTCGACTGGCAGAAGTGGGTCACAATCGAAGCCGGAAAATATAAAGCCGACGGTCGTCCAGCTCATCCGCTGGTCTGCGTCGTCGTAGCTCGACAGAATGGCAAGACAACTCTCATGAAGTCTCAGATCTTGGCGAATCTTTTTCTGTATCAAAAGAAGCTACAGATCGGTACAGCTCACCGTCTCACGACTTCTCTGGAAACATTCCGCGATCTTGTGAACATCATCGAAGAGAATGACGAGCTTGCGAAGAAGGTCAAGCGAATCCGATGGGCTCATGGATCAGAAGAGATTGAACTTCTGGCCGAACATGGCGGCGGACGGTACATGGTCAAAGCTGGAGCATCGGCGGCTCGTGGTATTTCAAAGCCGGAGCTCGTGCACATCGATGAGACTCGTGAACTCAAAGACGAATCCACGTGGGCATCGCTTCGATATACGATGATGGCCGCGGAAGCTCCGCAGCTCTGGACGTATTCGAATGCCGGAGATCAGCATTCTGTCATTCTCAACCAATTGCGCGAGCGCGGCATGGTCGCAGCTGCCGGCGGAGCAGATGACATTCTTTACACTGAATGGTCATCGCACACAGATGACATCGCCAACGTCGAAGGCTGGCGATCTGCGAATCCAGCACTCGGCCACACAATCCACATCGACAATCTCAAAGCTGTGCTCAATGATCCACCGGACGTCGTGCGCACTGAAGTGCTCTGTCGCTGGGTCGCGACAATTTCAAGTGCCATCCCATCGCAAGAATGGAATGAATGCTCGGATGAGACAATCGATCTCGATCCGGAGAAGCAGACATGGATGGCGATTGACTGTGCACCGGATAGACGCGCAGCTGCACTCGTGGCGGCTCAAAAGATTGGCGACGACAAATTCTTCGTCAAGCTTCTGCACACTTGGCAGAATCCAATCAATCTCGACGATTTAGCTGTGGCCAATGACATCGCGCCATACACGCGGATGTATCCGACGGAATGCGTGGCTTATTCAAAGAGAACATCGTCAGCCGTGGCCGCCAGATTACAGCCAGCCGGAATTCGGATCGTGGCCATCGATGGAAGTGAGTATTCACAAAGCTGCGACGAGCTTCTCGGCAGTGTTACGTCAAAGAGATTCGTGCACCGAAATCAGGCAGAATTATCCAAGCAGATTCTATCAGCGACAAGATTAAATTACGGAGACGGCGGATGGGTCATCGGTCGCAGAGCTTCACAAGCTACAGTCTGCGCAGCTGTCGGAGCAGCTCTGGTCACACACTTCGCGACACGGCCGGAGTCGGATCTTGACATCATGGTCGGATGAATGTATGCGCTCGCGTAGAATTCACGCATGGGATTATTCGACAGATTCGCACCGGTTAAGACAACCGCGCCACAAACGTCCAGCGACGTAGAAGCTGCAAGCGTCGCTCCATTCTTCTCAGAGACATCATCGATCTTCTTCTCTGGAATTGCACAAGCTACTCGCGCAGAAGCTATGAGTGTGCCAACAATTGCGCGCGCTCTTTCAGTAATGCAGACGATCGCTTCGCTACCAATGCAGACACGCAACGTCGCAACCGGCGAAAAGGTTGCACAACCGCGCGTCATAAATCAACCCGATCCAAGAATTCCCGGATCCGTATTCTGGAGCTGGATGATTTCAGATCTCTTCTTCCATCCGTATGCGTTCGCGCGCGTTATGGAGAGATATGCAGATACAGGAAAAATTCGCGCCATGGAAAGAATTGCACCGGAGCGCGTAACAATTACAACTAACGGAATGGGATTCGAAGTCAGCTTCTATTCTGTAGATGGCTCATATATCGATCCAAATGATCTTGTCGTGTTCGCCGGAAATGATGAAGGACTACTCCAACGCGCCGGCCGCACAATTCGCGCAGCTGCCGCACTCGAAAGAGCTGCGATGGATTTTGCCGTCGATCCAATTCCACAAATGATTCTCAAATCGAATGGCACATCGCTGCCAGCTGATCGCGTTGCAAAATTGCTTTCAGCATTCGCAGCACGTCGCAAAAAGTCGGTCGTGTATCTCAATGCAGATGTATCAATGGAGACTCTGGGCTTCGATCCAAAATCTATTCAATTAAATGAAGGCCGCAACTATGTCAGCTTAGAGCTCTCACGCGCTTGCGGCATTCCGGCCTATTTCACAGATTCACAACAATCGAGCTTTACATACTCCAACGCTCTTGACAAAAGGCGCGATCTCGTCGATTTCGCTTTCAGAAATTACATGAGCATAATCGAACAACGTTTATCTTTCCAAGATTTCACATCTCTTGGCAACGAAGTGAAATTCGATCTCGATGACTTCTTGCGCGGCAACCCACACGAGCGCGCGCAAGTCTACGAAATACTCAACAGAATTGGCGCGATGAGTGTCGATGAAATCAGAGAAGAAGAGGACATGCTGCTATGAAGCTAACTACACCAATGACAATCACGGCGGCAGATTCGGAGACTCGAATCATCAGCGGTCGCATTGTTGCATTCGAAGAGCCGGCTAATGCTTCGACCGGTAAAGTCATATTTGCAAAAGGATCAATACAACCGGCGAATGTGTTTCTTAATTTAGAGCACGACCGTACACGCAGAATCGGAAAAAGCATCGATGTGACGTTGAATGAAAATTCAAACTCAATTGACGCTCGCTTCAAAATCTCAAATACGACAGCCGGATCAGATGCCATCGCCGAGGCCATGGACGGATTACGCGACGGATTTTCTATTGAACTGGCCGTAGACGAATATGTTATGGAAAAAGATGGCACGATGCGCGTACTCATGGGCGAGCTCACAGCCGTCGCCTTGGTCACAGAGCCGGCCGTGCGATCTGCGAGAGTCTCAGACGTCGCAGCTACAACAGGCGAAGAAGAAACACCAGAAGATTCTGACTCCACCGTGGAGCCGGATGTAATACCAACAGAAGGAGACGAAGTGGAAAACACCGTCACAGACGCTTCAGCCGTGGAGACGGTAGAAGCCGCTCAGTCAGTTACAGCTAACTCAAAGCCATCAGGCGGCTTTACAACAAAGCCACGCCTAGAATTCACAGCTGCGAAGTATCTTGAAAATAAGGTACAAGCTGCACTCGGATCAGAAGATGCTCGTCAATACATCATGGCAGCCGATAACAACACAACCGACTCAGCTGGTCTCGTGCCAACTCGTCAGCTCAGTGAAGTAATCAACGGCCTTTCAACAACAATCCGTCCAAGCATTGAAGCAGTTTCTCGCGGAACTCTTCCAGATGCAGGTATGACATTCGAGATTCCAAAAATCACAGTCGTGCCAACAGTGGCAGAAACCGCTGAAGGCGCAGGATTCTCAGATACAAATATGAACTCAGCTTTCATTTCTGTACCTGTCAAAAAATTTGCCGGACAGCAAAATTTCACCGTCGAGCTTCTGACCAGAACTTCGCCTTTATTTTATGACGAATTGCTTCGTAACATGGTCGCAGCTATGGCTAAGGCTCAGAATGCTTATGTGTCATCAATTCTCGTTGCTAATGCAACAGTAGACGCCACAACACTTTCAACATTCCCAACAGCTGCCGAATTGCTTGCATTCGTATCTCGTGGAGCTGCAAGTGTTTATTCAAACACAACAGGCTTCGCACAAAATATCGTCATGGGAGCTAGCCAATGGGCGAACACAATGGCACTCAACGACAATGGCCGACCAATTTATATTGCGGCTCAGCCACAAAATGCCGGCGGCGCACTGCGTCCGGACAGCCTACGCGGAAACGTTGCAGGTCTGGATCTATATGCAGACTTCGCGGCTCCAGCTGGATCAGACGACGGATCAATGATCATCGTCAATCCATCTGCTTACACATGGTATGAAGGAACTAACTATCAGCTACGCGCTGAATCAACAGCTGACGGATCAATCAATGTCGGCGTGTATTCATTCGGAGCTTGCGCAATCAAGCTAGCTGGCGGAGCATTCCGTAACAATAAGTAAAACCAATCATCGACCGTCGTCGCTCCCGAAGGCGGTCGAGCAGTAGAAAGGGAAGAGCTCATGCCAACAATCATCACAGCGTCACAGCTGCGATCCGTCTTAGGTGTGAGCTCTTCTCTCTACAGTGATGCTTATCTTGAACAGATAATCGATTCGGGCGAAAATGTAATTCTGCCGCTTCTGACACAAAATCAAGTCGCGGTCGATGCTTATGAATTAAAGACTAACGTCGCGTACTTCTACACAGCGCGCGCGCACAATTTCGTCGCTGGACAATCGGTAATCGTGGCAGGATTGCCAGCACCATTCTCAGCGACGCACACAGTCGTCGATGTCGGGATCTATCACTTCACGGCAGCCGTCACAAATGCAGATGTCACTCGACGTCCGATTATTCCATCCGGCACAGCTACTCTCTCCGGCTATTCCGCTGCTCAACTCTATGCAGCGACACCGGCAATCGAGAGCGCGATGTATGCCGTCTCTATTGAAATTTTCCAGAGCCGCACAGCTGCCGGCGGCCAGATTGAAGGCGTGGACTTCACCGGCACTCCGTATCGCATGGGTCGCAGCTTGCTCAATCGCGTCTCATCTCTTCTTCAGCCGTACATCGATGTCGAAACAATTGTGCAATAGTGCCAGCGTCATCCATCGCCGTCGATGTCCGCGGCTTATTAAAGACACAGATCTCAGCTATCACAGCCAACGTCTACGACACCGTACCGGAAGCTCCCATCGTGCCATTCGCGGCAGTCTTGCCATCGAATCCATATCTGGAGATTGAAGTCTTTACAAAGAATACCGTGCGCACAAAGGTCAATCTCATGATCGTCGTCGGCGTCGCTTCTTACTCCAACGCAGCTTCGCTCGACAACATCGAGCAGCTCATCATCAGCATTCTGGCCGCTCTGCCGGCTGGATACGAAATCGGCAATATCTCGAATCCGACTCCGCAGCTTTTAGCTTCGGGATCTGAAATCTTGGCAGCCGAGATCGAAGTTACCACTCGATACACTCAAACTAACTAAGGAGCACCACATGGCCACGACCGTCATCACCGGACGCGATCTTGTACTGACGATCGCAACCGTGAATTACGATGCACAAGCTACATCCGCAATTCTCTCTAACTCTCCAACGATTGACGCATATCAGACACTCGATGGAAAAGTATTCCGTCACATCGATGACACATGGACATTCGATGTCGAAATGCTAGCGGACTGGGGCGTCGCTTCATCACTCTGCGAAGCTCTCTGGACTGCTACAGAATCAGCACCAAACACAGCTCTTGCCGTTTCTCTTACAGCTACAACCGGAGCAGTCTTCACATTTAACGTCTTGCCGGTATATCCATCCGCCGGCGGTGCAGCACCAAGCGCGCAGACAGTATCGCTATCATTTACAGTGTTAGCCACACCAACAGAAAACTTCGCATAAAAAAGAATCGGGAGCAAAGAAATGAAATTACCAATCACAATTCAATATCAAAACGGCGAGGAATCTACTTTCACAGCCGCTCCGCCAGAGTGGATGAAGTGGGAGCAGAAGACTGGCAACACTATCAGCCAAGCGCAAGACAAGATCGGAGTCGCAGATCTTCTCTTTCTGGCATATCACGCTATGAAGCGCGAAGCAGCTGGCAAGCCGGTCAAGCCATTCGAAGCTTGGGCAGAAGGCGTCTCAGACATTCAAGTCGGTGAAGCTAGCCCAAAAGCTACAGCGTCGGAAGTCTAAATCGATTGCTCTGGGAACTGGCCATCGCGACAGGTCAGTCTCGGAGCGAATTCGAAAC